CAAAACCACTCCATACCATACCAACCCCATACCACACCATACGATCCCGAGATGTTCACACGATCTTTACCCCAACAAGCAAACACTCTGCACAATGAGTCAAAACGGTTATTTACACCGGTTAAAGGAATCAATGCCAAGCTTAGGCTGCCTGGTCGTTATCGAGCGACTCGCAAGCTCCACGTTTTAGGGGCGATATTTGATAAGTATACACCTGTCGTTCCGGACAGGTCATATCGCAACTTTTACGCGGCCATTGCGAAGCGCGTCAATTATTATGACGACAGGGCTTTCACACCTGAGCTTGTCAACAGCTTCAAGAGAGCTGTCGATGTCCTTCCCGGCCTTAACCGTGAACCGATTACCTGGACCGAAGAGCTGTTCGCAAAGTGGAACTCACGCTTTGCGCCAGAGAAACAAGAAAGGATGGCCACTGCCATCAAGGAATTCTATTGTAAGGCAACTAAGATGTCTGACTATAGTGGCAAGGATGTTTTTGCAAAATGTGAAGCATTACTGGTTGCGCATAAACCAGATTGGGCTCCGCGTATTATATACCAGAGCTCAGACATTTATAATGCTATCGCAGGGCCAATTGCAGAAGCATGCATGCTGCGTTTCAATGCGTGCCTTCGTTCGATGAAGGGCGCACATAGATATCGGTTGGCTTACAAGAACCAGCCGCACGAATTCCTGCCTTTCTTGGATTCTCATCCAACAGGCTCTGAACGATTGCCCGAGTACCTCGAGAGCGATTTTTCAGGTAATGACAAGACTCAAACACGTGGCGTGGTCATGTGCTTTGGGTACTTCATGGGGAAGATGGGGGTGAGCGATATGTTCATACGCTTAGAGATGAACGCCATGATGAGGATACCCGTGCGTTCGCATGAGCACGGGTTTTCAGCGACAATATCTGACCAACTTGCCAGTGGCACGGTGTTTACGACACTCAGAAATTGTTGGCTCAATTACTCAATTCATCGTTCATTCATCTTCACTTCTGGGGGGAGATTGCAGTCTACGCGCACCTTGTTGTTGGGTGACGATATGCTGTGTTCCTTTATTGGCAAGATCCAGTATCTTGCCAAGAAATATGACGGACATGCTTCGGCATGTTTTATGTCATGCAAATCGAAAAGGAACAAGTATGTCAGTGACTGTACGTTTTTGTCGAAATCGTTGTTTCGCGAGTGGGGGAATAGCCGCATCTGGTGTGCGCCACTGCTAGGCAAGGCTCTAGCGAGGTTTAATGTTAGGGCGAACGCCAATGATGGTGTCCCTGATTGTGTGTATATGTATATGAAGGCGCTGTCATATGCATATGAGTTCAGGTACGTGCCTGTTTTACGCGACTTGTTCGTGGAACGTGCCGACACACACACCGACGAGGCCATGCTGTTTCTTAGCAGGCACTCAGACAAGTCTCAGGTCATCACACAGGTGGAGACTAGCATTTTGTCGTGGCAACACAGGCAACAAGGGAAGAAGCTTGCTACTTTGGCTGGCGCAATTTACGATGTACCATTGCCACAGTCGAGTAGTTATGGCTCCTTCTGCTTTGCTAGATACGGCCTATCCCTTAGCGATATAGTTGATTTCGCTTCTCCTCTCATCCTCGGTAGTACACCAAGGTTGATTGATGTTGTTTCGTCGGAGGTACTGGCGTGTGACTTCTTGTAAGTGTCACACAAGCGCTAACTCGGTATTCGTACCGTAAGGCGAC